CGCCGCAGGCTCAGCAGGCGATCGCGCAGCTTCAGGTGCAGTTGAAGCAAATCAACGCAGCGGCCCAGCATTACGAGGGGGTGATTCAGCAACTCCAGGCTGAGAAGCAGGGTAAGGTCGTCGAGCAGCAGGGCAAGCTAGCGCAGATCGCGGCGCAGTCGCAGGCAGATATGGCCCTCGAAGACAAGAAGTTGCTGACGCAGATCACCGTGGCCGAGATCAACACCAAGGCTCAGAATGCGGCGGATCGTGAGGCTGACCGGCGTGACTTGTTGGCGGATATGCATGGCAGCGCGCATGAACTTGCTATGCAGGCAGAGCAGCATCAGCAGGCGCAGCAGATGGCTGAGCAGCAAGCGCAGCAGCAACAGGCGTTGACGGCTCAGCAAGGCCAGCAGCAGAGCCAACAGAGCGCGCAGGACGCGCAGCAACAGCAAGCCGCACAACCCGCCGAACCAGCGGAATAGACTTTAGCACCACCTCGCCAGCCGGGCGTAACGGCATAGGAGCAATAAATTGAGCGAACAGTCGGCAGTAGCGGAAGCGACACCCGCAGCACCAACCATGGAGATCGAGCGCGGCCCTTTGGTCAACCTCACTCCTGAGCAGCGCACAGAGTTTCGCAACACAGGTAATTTGCCGAAAACCGAGGAAGCGGCACCCTCATCCGAGCCAAAGCTTGAAAAGGTAGAGGCGAAACCCGCCGGCGACTCGGAGACGCCAGAGAGTAAGCAGGTACATGCCGAACGCAAGCCCAAACCAGCGAAGACTGCGGATGAACGCATAGCAGAGCTGGAGGCGACCATTGAAAAGATTCGCAAAGGTTCAGGCAAAGAGACGCCCAAGGTGGAATCGTCGCCCACCAAGCCAGAACCGAAGCCCGCAGCCGATAAAGAGCCAACCCCCGAAGATGTGAACGAGGATGGAACCCCTAAGTTCAAGACTTATGAGGATTACATTCGCGCTCAGTCCCGGTGGGAAGTTCGGCAGGAATTAGCCGAGCAAAAGCGCAAAGACTCGGAAGCGGCACAGGCGAAGGAATTCGATGCAAACCTTGAAAAGGCTCGCGAGAAGTATGAGAACTTCGATGAAAAGGTCACGCCGTTTGCGACCAAGATCAATAAAGACCCCTCCGTGGCCCCTGTCATTCGACAGATGTTTCTGGACTCGGAAGTCTTATCCGACTTGCTTTACACCATCGGTGGAAGTGAAACGGAATCAGCGAAATTCCTGAGCCTTCCCCCTCGGAAGCAAATGGAGTTCGTGATATTGACTGAGCATCTGATTCGTGAAGAGTTAGACGGCGCGAAAACGACTGTCGAAGAGATTCCTGCAAAACCCAGAACCCAAGCCCCGAAACCACCCTCAGAGGCTGGAGGCCGCGCAGCGGCGCCACCCGACGGACTGGAAGCGGCGGCGAAGGCGAATGACTTCCGTGCATTCAAGGCGGAGGCCACGCGCCGACAACTGGCTAAGCTGAAGGGCTAGCTGAAAGGTTCTCATGGCGAATCAATTTCTCGATACAAACTGGGTTTCGATGAAAATTCTGTGGATTTTGCAGAATGCTCTCGAAGTCGCCAGCGTCTTCAATACAGAGTGGGAGTCGGAGTTCGGCAAGAACTTCCCCGTCGGATCGTCCGTGCAGGTCAAACTCCCGCAGCGTTGGCTCGTGACGAACGGCCTCGGCTACCAGCCGCAGGGCATCGCTCGTCTCGCAACCACCATCAACCTCGACCAGATATTCGGCATCCACTTTGAATGGGACTCTTACGAGCGTCTCGTCAAGATGGAGCGATCACAGGAAGAGCTTGAGGAGAACTACCTTCGTCCGGCTGCAGTGCAGTTGGCGCAGGAAGTTGACACTCGGGCCGCACTGTTCGCTTACCAGAACGCTTCAGGCGTGGTTGGCGCAGTCGGAACCAATTCCACCACCATCGATTTCGCGGCTGCGGCTGACGAGTATCTTTATGAGAAGGCTTGCCCCAAAGGCATTCGCCACCTCATTCTCTCGGCATCCCAGATGCGCAGCTATGTGGTGCCGAATGTCACTCAGTTCAACCCGGCTCCGGAGATTTCGCGCATGTTCCGCACCGGCGTTCTGGGGACGGCGGTTGGGTGGGAGTGGTATCGGTCGAACTCTCTCTTCAAGCACACCATCGGAACTGCGGCAACGGGCGGCGTAACCGTCACCGGAGCTAACCAGTCTGGCAATGTGCTGAGCGTCACCGGCACCTCGGGCCAGACGTTCAATGTCGGCGACAAGTTCTCCATCGCCAACGTGAACGGAGTCAACCCGAGCACTCGCCGCGTCATCACATCCACCCAGACGTTTACGGTGCTGACCGCGCTCACCCTTACCGGTGGCACGGACACCCTGAACATCTCTCCGGCGATCTATGGTCCCGGTTCGCAGTACCAGAACGTGGATGCTTTGCCTGCGAACGGCGCGGCGTTTACGATCTGGCCTGGAACCACTTCACCGAGCGGCAAGGCCGGCACCATTGGGCTTGGACTCTCCAAGTTCGCTTTCGCGATGAGCGGCGGCAAGCTGGAAGTTCCGAAGGCGGTGGAGCGCGCAGAGCAGACCGAAGACCCGGATACGGGTATGGCGGTTCGCTTCGTCCGTGCGTGGGATCAGCGTGAATCGAAGATGACGAATCGCTTCGATATGTGTATGGGATTTGGCAACTTATATTCCGACCAGGGCGCAGTAGCCATCGCAGGTGCATAAAAAATAAGGGGTTAGCCCATCCTTACATTATAAGGATAGTTTATGATATATGGATGGGAACCTTTGTTGATATAACCGGCCAGAAATTCTTTCGTCTTGATGTTCTTCGCAAGACGAGTGTGCGCGACGGCAGCGGCAGTGTCTTGTGGGATTGCCGCTGTGAGTGCGGTAACTGCATAACAGTTTCGGGTGCCAGTATTCGGAATGGCAACACCCGGTCATGTGGATGTCTCAAAACCGAACGCTTTACAGCCAGAACGCACGGCCTTTCTTATGAGCCTGTTTATGCGATCTGGGAGGCTATGATCCAGCGGTGCTATAACCCTAAGAACAGGAAATATTCTGACTATGGAGGCCGCGGGATTGAGGTTTGTAAGGTTTGGCGTCACGATCCTCAGGCATTTATTACTTGGGCCAGGGGAAACGGATATGAGCACATTATCGGCAAGGGGAAGCTAACCATAGACCGGAGAGATAACAATTCCGGCTATTCCCCCTCGAACTGTAGATGGGTTACCTACGCGGTGCAGAACGGCAATCAGCGACCTCGAAAGAGGCCATCAGGAGCATAATTATGTCATTCGGTGGACCCAACCAAACAGCAACACCCCTTCCGGTGCAGGACTTCACTCCTCAGAAGAATTACCCTGCATTTTCGGTCATCACCAACCAGTACTACAACCCTGTCGCTTATACGGCGACAGCTACAACGCTGACATACTCCGACGTGCTGGGTGGGTACATCACCTCCAGCAATGCGGCTGCTCAGGCTCTCACCCTGCCCACGGCAGCTCTGCTTGTCCCCCAGATTCAGGGCGGACAAGGTGGATTGCCCGGAATCGCTCCTCCTTCGGCGACTTCAGGAAGCGGAATTCGCTTCTTTGTCACTGCTTTGGGGGCTGGCACGATCACGGTGGCAGTCGGAACTGGCGGAACCTTGGCAACTGGAAGCACGGCCACGATTGCAACGGGTCAGATCAAGGAGTTCCTGTTGGTGATCACCAAGGTCGGAGATCTAACCAGCACTCCTACTTACACGCTTTACTCGCTCGGAACCTCGACGCAGTAATCCTAACGGGGCCGGTCTGGACTGACGGCCCATATTTTCAGGAGCAAAATGCCATATCAACTCGACCAAGAGGCCCTCGACAGCCCCAACCTGAAGATTCTCGACATCAACAAGCCACCGACGAAGATGGTTCCGTTTGAGAAGTTCCCGCAGATGGTTTACCTGCATCCAAAAGACAAGTCCAAGGAGCATCTGACCAAGACCGTTCACACCTCGGATGAGTTCGATGATGCGATGGAAGCCGGATGGCAGACCACCCCGCATATTCCGGTTGAAAAGCCTGTTGATTATAGCGACCATTTTGAAGTCAAACGCGGTCCCGGTCGCCCCAAGGCAAACGCAGCCTAACCCCGAAAGGAATATCCAATGGGATACCCCAAAACGCTGAACAAGGACGTTTTCACCCTCGACGAAGAAAAAGCAGCCATTGCTGACGGTTGCTATGTTCCCGGCGACCCGATGCTGGAGTTTCCGAAGATGCTCTACAAGCATCCGACCTCCATCATCGTAAACAACTGCGATGAGGAAGAGGCTGCTAAATCCAATGGCTTCAAGATCAAGCCCCACGGAGCAGTTCCCGCAGATGAGTATGTGCAGGGAAGTGGCAACGAGCGGTATGAGGCTGGGGATTGGACGAAGACTGAAGGCGAAGGGCTGACGGACGACGTTACTCCCGCCGAGGAACCCATTGCCGAGGAACCCATTGCCGAGTAATTCGATCACCGTCACTGCGTTGGACATTATCAATGCCTCGATGCAGGAGATCGGCGTACAGGCTCCGGGAGAGTTCGTCTCGGCAGAGGATGCTGCGTGGGTACTTCAGAAGCTCCAGCGGTTAGTCGACCAGTACAACGCTCGCATGCCGATGATTTACACCGTGAACTTTACCGTGTTCACGCTCAATCCGCCTGCGAATCCGCTTGACCCGACAACCATCGGGCCGGGCGGAAATTTCGATGTCATTCAGCGGCCAGTAACTATCGAGAGCATCGGCCTGATTCTAGATACCGGCACTCCAGGCGTTGAACTACCGCTGAATCCTCGTGACGCTGCATGGTGGGCAAATAACCGCATCAAGGGCCTGACGTCGACGTTGCCGACGGACTATTACTACTCTCCCGACTGGCCGCTGGGGAATATTTATTTCTGGCCGGTTCCGACTGCATCGCATTTCGTTCGCATCCAGACGCGTGTCGTACTGGGCGAATATACGGCCTACACGGCAGCCTTCACCATGCCTCCGGCCTACTGGGATTTGGTCGTTTACGATCTCGCCGTAAGCCTGTGCCCGAGTTTTGAGGTGGAACCGACGGCTTCGTTGGTGGCTCTGCGGCAGAAAGCTCTGAAGGCGGTGCAGGTGAACAACATCCAGTCGCCGCGATTGGCGTCTGACGCTCCTTCGCAGTCTGGGCGCGGAGGGCCGACCGACTTCTCATTTTTAACCGGCCTTACCCGCTAAACGTGAGTCCATGTGCGGCGATTGCAGATCATACTAATAGTGCCAATAGATACACCGAATTCGGAGGCAAGTTGATTGATAGGAGTGGTAGACCGTTTGGCACGGATAAGCAAAACCTCAGACTCTATGAGTTTGTGATTCCAGTGTCGACTCCCATCGCATTTGGGATTACCGCCGAGGGCATCAAATCCATGCTTGACATTCTCAGATTTGGTCAGATATTCCAGATTCTGTACATGATTCTCATCGCGGACTCGACTCTTATGGTTGACCTCATGGAGAGGGGGGCACGGACCAAGAAAAGCTTCTGCGACAAGGCAATGAACTTGTCTGCGCTTCATCGTTCCATTGTGCTGAAGTCGGAACCTCAAATATCCAGCCCAAGTTTTTTCTTGAGAAAGAATCTTGCCGTGAGAGTTCCGCAGTCTCCCAAGATCGGAAACCTCATACACTCCTTCATACCCTACGACAGAAACCCAACGTTCATGCATACCTTCAATTATATGGGACTTTCTCTAGTATGAGCAGGTTCGGCTTCGTTGGGGCATCGTACACATCCTCTTCGCCGGTCGTTTCAGACGAAGAGTGCATCAACCTCTTCGCGGAGACGGCTGAGACTGGTAGCGCGCAGGCCAAACGGTCATACTACGGGACGCCGGGACTCGCATTGTTTGCAACACTGCCCGCAGGCCCGATTCGCGCTGAGTTATGGACTGGCACCCGGATGTTCGTGGTGGCTGACGACACGCTGTACGAGATGCTCTCGGATGGGACGTATACCGACTTCGGGATGGTCGGCTCTGATGGGCTGGCGGCTTCGATGGCGTTCAGCCAGACACAGCTATTGATTGTGTCCGCAGGCGCTGCATATTGCTTCACGCTTGCGCCCGGCACCTGGGCTGCGAACATCGCATACCCCGTCGGCTCGCTCATCCTCGACGGGGCTGGGCATGTTCAGAGTGCGGTCGCTACGGCGTGGGCGGCTTCGACGGCTTACGCGGTTGGCGCGGAGATAGTCGATCCGAACGGGAATATCCAGCTTGCGGCTCAGGCGCAATGGGCTGCGAACACTGTTTACGCGGTTGGGGCTGAGATTGTTGACCCCGGTGGGCATGTTCAGAGGGCATCGGCGGCTGCGTGGGCGGCGAGCACGACGTATGTGCTCAACGCGGAGATAGTTGACTCAAACGGCAACATCCAGAAGGCTTATTGCGCGCTCTGGCAGGCGAACTTTACCTACGCTGTCGGGGCTGAGATTGTTGATTCAAACGGTAACATCCAGAAGGTAACAACGGCTGGCACGTCTGGCGCCGCTGCTCCGGTCTGGGGGATGTCTGGAACCACCCCGGACGGG